AGGCCAGGCTGTCAAAATATTCACCCAGGTTCTTCATGTCTCCCCGGTCTGGCGTAGCCGTGACGCCGAGGATGTTGGCTTCCGGGAAATAATCAAGGACGCGCCGATAACTGTCGGATAAGCAGTGATGCGCCTCATCCACGATAATGTCCTGATAATAATCGTGCGGGAACCGGGCCAGCCGCTTTTCCTGCGCCAGGGACTGTACCGAACCGACTGTCACCGGGAGATAGCTTCCGAGACTGGTGGACTCCGCTTTTTCCAATGCGGAATCCAGCCCGGTTGCTTCTTTCAGCTTGTCAGCAGCCTGATCCAGCAGTTCCCCGCGGTGCGCCATGATCAGCACCCTGTGACCCTTGTTAACCTGGTTTTCTGCGACCGAAGAAAACACGACCGTCTTACCGCAGCCCGTAGGCAGGACAAGGAGCGTCTTACGGTGCCCCTCGTCCCATGCGGTCAGAATCGCCTGTTTTGCCTCGGCCTGATACGGCCTGAGTTCAAACATAGGCGCCTCCTCAGTCAAACGGCAGCTCTTCAGCAGCTACGGCAGACCAGCTGTCCTCTTTGGGGAAATACTTTTCATCATAATCATAGAAACGATCTACTTCGTTCGCCTGGCGCTCGTTGCCGTCCCGGTCCTTATACAGGCGGGGTTTGAAATGGGCGCGCCCCTTAGAGCCCACAACTTTCGTCCAGTCCATCACCAGCCGTTCCCCATGCTTTTTCAGGCCGATGCAACGGAAGAACGCGGAAATACGGAACTCCACCAGCCGGTTCAGGATGAGGTCGGTACGTACGCTTGCCGTACCGTCCTTGGTGTTGACTACTAAGGTAAGCGTCGCCTTGTTGCAGGCCGGCATCTTTGCGGAACCGGGGAACCGACCACGCTCAAAGTCTGTTACGATGAAGTTGTAATCGCCCTCCGGCAGGATAATAAACTCCTGCCCGTCATTCTCAAGGGCATCATCCCAGTCCATAGCTGCATTGTTGATGTAATCACTCATGTTACAATTCCTCCTTCATTATTTCTGGCCTTCGCGGCCTGCATTGATAAGATTTACAATCTGCGACCAGTATTTGATCACCCAGCCGGTCAAAAACTTTTCAGAATAGCTGCTGACAGGGACATCGGCAGCATAGTGGCCTTTGTTTGCCACGACCCGCTGAATCTCTGCCTCCGTCACATTCGCCTCCGCCATGAGGGAGCGCAACTGGTCGATGGGTTTTACTGCATCGCCGGCAGGTTCCGCGCCGGCCTTAAAAAGATGGGCGATGTTCTTGAAGTCAAGATCCATCTCATCCTGCAGGCCGTGCCGGTTCTTTGCGTCCCAGCAGGGATGGTGCGAAGTATAGATGACACGTTTGCCGCCCTGGGCTTTTTTGACGTTGGTTTCCGTTGTGACCACGAACGTTTTGTAATTAAGGAACAGAACCATGTCGCTCCATTCTTTAATCAGCGGAGCCACCTGCTTGGAAAGCTTCATCTCCCAGCGGTCGTAGGCGCCCTGCTCGTCCGGCTGTTCGAACTTACGCATCTTGGCATGGGCCGTGATGACCACATGTTTTCCGGATGCGATGACTGCGTCCAGCGCAGAAAGCAGCCGTCCGAACTCCTCGCCGAGGATGGTGTAGCCTTTGCCGTAGCCGAAGCTTTCGATGCTGTTTTGCTTGTACTTCTGGCAGACGTAGTTGACGCAGAGCGACTCCGCCCAATCCGCCGTATCCAGCACCAGTGTCTTGCAGATTCCCGGCTCAGCAGCCACCTCTCTTACGATGGCATTCAGTTCCTCCCAGGTCTGCGGCCTGTCAATACGGCGGACGTCCATGTGTGCGGTGCCGCCCTCCGTGTCGATGATGAGCGGATCGGGGAACTGTGCCGCCAGGGATGTCTTGCCGATACCTTCACATCCGTAAACGACCACCTTTTGGGCGCGGTCGATTTTCCCTTTGGTAATGTTCAGCATGTGTACCTCCTATTTCAGTGAGCAGGAACGATCCTCGACCAGTGCGCAGCCAGGTACCTTTGTCCCTGAGTTTAACAGCCTTTTGACCTCTGCCTTGGCGACCTCCGGTACCGATACCCGGAAACAGTCCGTGTATTTGTGACGTTTCAGCCAGCGGACGGCTTTTGCGGAATCCGCCACTTCCACACGGGAAGTCTTGCGATAGGAGAAAGTCGCCACACCTAGGTCGGTCTTTTCCCCGGCGCATTCCCGGTCCAGGACCTGCATCAGGCGCTCTTCCTTTTTGGAGAGCCTTTCACGGCGCACCTTCAGCCGCTGCTCTTCTGCCTTTATGGCGGCCGCTTCGGCCCGGAGATTAATCACCAGCTTGGCCAAATATTCCAGGATTGACTGGCGCTCCATCTGAAGGGAATGGATCTGTGCATACAGTTGATCCGTGTCGCAGAGCACTTCCCCGGTTTCCGGGTCAAACTCGATAGCGTCCATCAGCCGCATGATCTCTGTGTTCACCTCATACAACTTCATGGGACGCCCCCTTGCCGACTTCTGTAATCGCCAGCTCCTGGACCGTGTCGCCGGGCACCAGGATTGTTAGCTTCATCTTGTTCCCGAACAGGAAACGAAGCAGCTTCTCGCGCACTGACAACCGGCGGACTGCAGCGATGCCATTGTGTTCAGGTTCTTTTGAAACACTGATTTGTAAAACATGTTTCATGGTCTTTTCCTCACTTTCTGAAAGGGAGAATTATTGTGCCCTTTCACTGTTAACAGAAAAAGGGCTCCATTATTGCGGGTGTCTCCCGAAAATAATTACAAATATTTTTTCAGCTTCTGCCGCGCCTTCTCCACGCTCTCTTTGATGGAGTTATAGGATCCATGTTCCTCCCTGGTAATGGCGGCGATGCTCATTCCGTCCATAACTTTTTCGAGCCTGCGGCGCTGAACTTCCGTGAGCCGGGAAAGCAACTCCTCACGTTCCGCATCCTTTTCTTTCCTTATTAATGAGCTTGCCGGTTCACTGTCGGCGGAAGCATAAACACTGCCTTCATAAACCAGGTTGTCGAGGGAAAACTCCTGGTGATAGCGGGCGCGTTCGTTGGCGTTGTGTTCCTCTCGCCTGGAGTCCAGGATGAAGTTGCCGATTTCTTCAGAAACTTCCACTTCCGTTACTTCGCCGGTTACAGATTTGTAGGTGATTTTCATTTTGCATAGCCCTCCCCACCGATGCCGGGATGGAAGGATGCAAAATAATAAGCCTGCGGTGAAGATGACCACAGGCTTCCGGCAGTCCGAAAAATGGGCGCACGAAACTCAGGGATGGTGCATCTCCGCTTCAAACGCCGTCGTTCTCACGGCGTTATCGGTTTTATATGCATCCATCATCCCGTGGCCACATCGGATAATAGATTTTTTCAGGTTTTTATTCCTGATGGCTGCAGAACCAGTGGTGTTCCACAGCGATCAAAAATAAAAAAAGGCCTGACAAGAAAGCTGCCTAAGCAGCCATCTCATCAGGCCAGTGCGTCTTACTTCTTCATGCGCCTTGCTCTGTATTACGAGACTTACTGTTTTTTATTTTTTCTGTTCAGTTTCACTTTTACCTGTTCGTACAGGTACTTTAGGGAAATGGTTTCCGACTTCCCATTGCGTATAATTTCCAACCCCGGTTCACCGTCCGTGGTATTAACCGCTTCCCCAACCGGAATCCCACACGGTGTTTTAACTAAATCCTTCTTCATGGCGTCACCTCAAACTGGTGCAGGCTCCGACTCTTCATCCTTACATGAACTGTCCTGGTTATCGTTCATAAAGGCATCAATCACGACTTTCAAATCCGGCCGCAGGCTGGGATGCTTCAACTCCTCCGCCACATAACTGTAGAGACTCTCTATAGCTGTAGCAAATGCGGGTCCGGATAACGTACTGCAGAGATACGTAGCGCCAACATGCGGTACATCCATCCAGATTTCCTTTGCACCCGATGTTTCACCGGCTATGGAGGCGATGTTCATGATATACAGTCTGGCATTATTCTGCAAGGCCAGGTTGAAGCAGTCTCCCGCTATCTTGGTCTTGTAACTGTAAGTCCTGGAATTAAAGATAGCTTTGGTCTTGTCTTCCTTTGTATCGAATGCAGTGATAAACAAAGGATGGTCCACGTATCCATCACGATCCCATTCCAGATGGGCCAAGTCTTCATCCGTCTCTCTTTCCCAATACAGCCTGTTCTCCACAGTATCCCTAATCAGTTTTTCGATAAACCCAGTCAGATAGATTGCATTGGCATCCATCTTTGTCAGGTCCGCCTTAAGCAGCAGGTCTGTGCTAACATGAAGCTGGTCTGCCACTCCCATAACAAACTCGATTCCCGGCTTTGCGGTTCCATCCTTGATAGTTCGCGCCATGTAACCGGGACTTACGCCTGCCTTGGTTTCCAATTCTCCGATTTTAAGCTCTGAACGTTTTACCAGAGCCCCTATGTTGTCAAACAGCAACTTCCGGTCAAATATTTCTGCCATCCAGATTTCTCCTTTCATTATTTTGTGTGTTATATTGTAGCACCTTTATACGCATCCGTAAAGCATATTTCTATTTTTGTTCCAAATTGTTCAAAAGTCGTTCGAAACTCCAATTTTACCCATTACATGCACAAATAATTCATTTTGTCAATAGTTTCTTTTATTATTTTTTATTTCTTTTTTATCAATTTTCGTCAATTTTCAATAAAATTTTTTACAAAAATCTTCGAAAGCATAAAACTATGTTTTTGTCAAGCACTATATATTGATAGTTATCCACAGATTTATAGCGGCAATAGTATTCGGTTTCGCTTTTTTATTATTTGAAATAGCATATTTTTAAACAAATTACCCACCACATCAGGAATGCTTATTCTCCTGATATGGTGGGCATATTTTTATCTGTCTATTCACTTGGGTATTAGCAAATATCTTATCTGAAAAGAAAAAGGAGGATCGCGGCGTGATTATTTCTACCGCTGAACTGGAGAAGTATTTCGGCAAGGAGGTCTTGCCCGGCCAGATGAA